TTCCGGGGCCCCCAACTAGATCGGTTTATCACCGATTTCTCCTTGTTAAGGAGACTCTATCTGATGCTGTCTTTTAGAAGCATATTCGGTTGAGTTTTCTACAACCCGAATAATTTCAGAGCGAGGTACTATAATGCCATACCAACGACAAAGGAGCCGGCTTAGCGATGTCCGTAAGAATGTTATTGTCTTTCGGACGACGCGAACGCTTCCCACTCCCCAAGTAACTGTCGGAACCCTTCCGGGCCATGACAGCGGTGTTTCCGAAGTAATGATTGATACCAATACTCCGGATTTTAAAGTCCTTTCTGCTGGTGGACGTATAATTAATTCTCCGCTGAACGCCTCGAAAGAGTCTTTTCGATACGTCGATGCGGGTGGTAATTACACCGAAATCAGGCCGGACGTCGGGAATCATGTAGTCCAAGTTTCTGGATTTTATGGTTCTCTTTTAGATGTGGATCCGCTTCACGGGGCTTCGTTACAATTCAATGTAGCGCGTCCTGTTAACGTTGGAACACATCAATCTCTTTCGGCCCAAAAGGCTCGACTTGCCATTAGCCCCATTTTGGCACAGAGCTTAGTTGCAGTTGCTGAGTTGCACAAGACGGTCTCACTACTCGAGTCAGCCTTAAAATCGCTGGCTTTAATAGCTCGAGGCGCCAGGTCTGGTAATTGGAGTTTAGTTCTTCGCGGTATTAAGGGTCAAAAGTTCGATCCTAATCAACTACGGAGTAGCAGAACTCTCTTCAGTAAAATGAGTAAAGGGAAAGATCAAAGTTCGTCTAGCGCTGCCGCCTCACGGTGGCTCGAGCTCAGATACGGTTGGACCCCACTCGTTATGGATATACAAGGCATAATGAAAGCCCTTGCGTCGCGTATGGCGGGTTACTTACCCCGTCACACTGCTCGGGGTCACAGCTCTAGCACGGTTATCTCCGAGAAAGATTTCTCAGAAGACTATGCTGGGTATGGGACTCAGAGCTTTCACTTCGTAATTTCTCATGAAGTGAAATGCCGCGCGTATTGCCTTTTTGCTGAGGATCTAACGACCCGAAGCTATCGCGATTTTGGTATTGTGGATCTCCCTTTAGCTGCTTGGGAGTTAGTTCCCTTCAGTTTCGTCATCGACTGGTTTGTTAATGTCGGTAATTGGATTGAAGCCATTACGCCAAAGTTAGGAGTAACTATCCTGGCCGAAGGTGTTGTGACTACTGACCGTGTTTTTGTAACACGTGTTATTTCGGGATGGACTCCTTTTCCGACAGGAGGTTCGTTCTCTCAAAGTGGCCTGGTTGGCCATTCTTCGGAGTATGAGCTTCTCATTAAGAAACGGGATCCATCTTTATCACTACACTTACGTAGGCCAGTAATCGACGTGAAGATTAACGTCAAACGATCAGTAGACGCCCTAGCTCTTATTAGGCGAATGCTGGTTCCCTCGAAATAAATCTGTTTTACGAAGGAAATAACATGGCCGCAGACCTCCAGCTTGCTGGAACACTTGTAGCACCAACTGGCAACGGGTGGTTGTACACGGCGTTCGGACAGGATTTCGATTCTGTCAAATGGGCGCTTACTGATGCAACCTTCCGCCAGTCCGTCAATTTTAAACGGACGCAAGCAAAGCCTTCTGTTGGATACGCCGGGAATGAACGTCTTGAGTCTAAGTTGGTGTTCGAAGTTTTGAACGCCGACCCTAAACTCGTACAGATGGGCATTATTAACATCGTCAGCAGTATACCGGTGGCGATGACCGTTGCAAACCGAACCCAGATGACCAATATTATGGCCCTCTTGACTCAGCACGCAACGTGGCTAAACAGTATCAAATATGGTACTGTCCCGACCTAAGCCAGGGTTAACACCGAAATCCTTGATTAAACATCCAGGTCTTCGATCTTTTGGTTTCTGGTGCCTCCTTGTTATTGGTGCTTTGGTTCTCATTTTTATTGAGTTCCTTGGCTTGATAGCTTTGGTGGCGCTTTTGTTAGGCAAGCGGTAAGCCTTTTGAATCAAGAGCAGTGTTAGCAACAACAGAATTTGGCGCTTCAAATAAGGCGCTATTAGCTTTGTAAACCTAAGGAGACGAAATGCGTGAGTCCCCCCGTAAAGTACGCCGTGAGCTTGTCAAGAGTATAACTTTGTCTCTTGATGAACCGTACGGCCCAGTATTCAGGAACAACTTTCCCTGGATCGTGCTGGAAAAATTGGCTGTGGACGTAGATGAGAATCTCACCCCTGACCTTCGGCTAGCCCTCCATCGATGCATTGATGGAAAGGATATCGAGGGTTATATGAGGTTGCAGGAGTTTAACGACCCTGATCTTTATGGGTCCAGTGCTGATTACTTTGCAGCCACTTCTGTTTTATCCTTACTTAAGAAATATCCTTTTGGTAAGGTTGCCAATCTGGATCCGCTATTAGCCGCCGAAACGTCCTTTTACGAAGCCGAGAGGCTTTGTCGTCGGACGAATAAACGATTAGTAGCGTTCCGGTATCGAGGGCTTCACCTAGAAAAAGTGAAACCTGGCTTGCACGACATTCTTCATCGTGCTCGCCGTAAAATCGATTCTTGGCTAGGTCCTCTGGATTTGAATAAAATCTATGATTATACTCGTCATGGTCCAGGTGGATCTATTGGTGTTTCGGGAAATGATACAACAGCGTATTACAAGTACTGCGCTGATCCCTACACTGTATCCACGGAGGCTCTACCTTACGCCGAAGCAGCGATTCTAGCTGATCCGTTGTGGCGTCGATACGTTGTCACTAACGACCTTATTGGTGGCGAGGTACCTACTGTCTCGGAATCGAAAATCTCGGTTCTTAAACGGCTTAAGGTAGTCGATTATAATAAAGTGACTTTCGTACCAAAAACGGCGAAAACTCATAGAGCTATCGCCATAGAACCCACTATGAACATTTTTCTTCAGCTGGGGGTGGGTGACTTTTTACGCGATGTTCTAGCGGAAAACGGCCTTAACCTCCGAAGTCAAGCCAGAAATCAATCTCTGGCTAGATTAGGCAGTTTAGATGTTATCCCTTGCCATGCGAGACCTGTTACTCTAGATCTTTCCATGGCATCGGATACCCTAAGCTTTGAGCTTGTAAAAGAGCTCTTGCCGGCTGATTGGTTCGACTTTCTTAATGCTATCCGGAGTAAATCCGGGAAGTACGGAGAGATACTGCACCATTGGGCGAAGTTTTCGTCAATGGGAAATGGGTTCACCTTCCAACTAGAGAGTATGATATTTTATGCTCTCGCCCTGTCAGTTGCTTCTAAGACAGGGTTTAACAGAAATGACATCTCTGTTTACGGAGATGATATAATCTGTCCGATGGGAATGTCCCTCTGGCTAGTAGAGACACTGAACTATTGTGGCTTTACTGTTAATGCCCAGAAATCATTCTTTTTCGGTCCTTTTCGCGAATCTTGCGGAGAGGATTGGTTTGAAGGTAGGTACGTTCGACCGTTTTATCTTGATAAAGAGATCGAAACGCGAAGAGATGTCGTTCTCGTTCTTAACAGTTATGGCGGCTTTTACGAGGAAAATGCTGTAACAACAGCATTAACCAAGTTGCTGCCCAAGATTTTAACTGAGAACCTTCTAGGGCCTCGTACTGAGGCTTTAGATTGTCACATTCACTCCCCATGGGATAGGGCTCAAAGTTCTGAGCTCGTCTTATGGGAGAGATCACTGTGGGAATGGGTCTATCCAACGGTTGCGCGAGTACCATTACCTTCATCGGTGTGGTATGCTCCTCCATTGTATTTGCAATTCATGGAGAAGCCGCAATCGTCGTCGGAACCAAGCTGTGCGACTGTTTTTCTTCATGTAAGTCCACTGCTAGCTTCCGCAGTGGACCGGCATGTTTCTGAACCCGTTTTTAAGAGTTCAGTTGTGTCGCGTGGTCGG